GTTGAAGTTTCTGTCAGTATGCAAGCTGGCACGGCTGTTTCACTTGACTCGGTTAATGGTTACTACTCCGCATGGTATGGCTACAACAACAACCACACCTACGGCGGCACTGGTACTTATGTAGGGACTGACGGCATCAGCGCGGACAAGATGCAAGTCAATGGCAATGATGTGTGGAACAAAGGCGATTTCGCACTTCCGCTTCCTGTCGATCAAGGCGGGACTGGCGGCACTACTGCGGTGGACGCACTGAACAACCTGAACGGCGCCGCTATCCTAAATATAGGAGCGGCAAGGAACAGTTCGCCAAGGACTTTGACATTTTCCGGGAGCGTTAGATTCGTGCTGTTTTTATCTGGAGCTACATCAGCGAGGTCAGGAGCGGTAATGGTATATTGTCCGAGCGCCACCGGAAATGCGATTATTACTCCAATCGGGACAGTTGGAAGCGGCATCACATTAGCCGCAGGAAGTGGTACTGTTACGATAACGCCAGCTTCGGGCGCGTCTACTGATGTATATTGCTATGCGTTATGTCTCTCACGAGCAACATACGAAAGAATCACCGTGTCTTAAACTGCATAACATTTCGTTGTAAATAATCCACATTTTTGACAACGCTTTGACAACACTTTTGCTGTCAGATATGAACAGTTATGAACAACTAAGAGCATGAGAGAACCCAGTGATTTCAACGGTTTGCGTTGATTTCACTGGGCTTTTCGCATGGTGGAGGTGGGGGGAGTTGAACCCCATTCAAGTTGAGGATTCATGCGGGTTTGCGGGTTTTGACAACACTTTTGACAACACTCCACGTTTTCGGGCGTAGTCTTCAATTTTCTTTCTCGCGGCTTCTTTTGCATCTTTATCCACCTCGGTGTAGATGTCTTGGGTGACGAGGATGGACGAGTGACCGAGGAGGCTCTGCGCGTCCTTGGCATCGACTCCGGCACTGTGGAGCATGGTTGCGTAGGAGTGGCGAAGCTGGTGGAGGGTACAACTGATCCCGGCTTCCTTGCGAAAGTCATCTATGGCTTTCTGGAACGCTTTCTCCTTTGGCAAGCCCTTGGGGAAAAAGATGTAAGCATTGGGATTATTATACTTTGGCAGATTATCAAGTACGCACTGCGGCAGTATCACATCACGCACTCCGGCTTCTGTCTTCGGGCAATCCTTGACTTGCGGCGTGGGTGAGGAGTAGGCAATAGTCTTCACGATATGAGCTACGCCTCTCTCGCGGTCTATATCTTCCTCTCTGAGGGCTTCTGCTTCGCCTCTACGGCATCCTGTCCACAGGACGAAGTGGAACATCCTCCCTATGTTAGAATCGCTCCTGTGAGCTTCTATGGCCTTTAAATCGGCATCCGTGGCACTTTGGCGCGGCACTTTGGACTTTCCCTTAACGATTGGCAGATTGACGCACGGATTGAACTGAATCTCTCCATGAATCAGAGCGTTGTCGAGTATTGACTTGATGACGCTTTTTCTGTTGCTTATGGTCTTTTGAGAGTACCCCTGTGCGGCAAGCTTGCGGAGATGAGCGGCTATGTCGGCGGGTGTAATCTCGTCCACCGGGCGATTGTCAAATTCGTCCTTGACGAACTGATATAAGGCGCGGTAGTTCCTGACGGTGTTCGGAGACAGTTCTGGTTCTTTCTCTTCCCACCAGTCCTCGGCTACCTTGTCAAACGTGCGGACTTTCGGCTTACGCTCTTTCGGTTTTGCCTTGAGATAGTCGGCGTATTTCTGCTCGACATCCCTGTCCGTCTGCCCGTAGAACGATACACGCTTCCCTTCGATGGTCTTAGTCATCACGATCCGACCATCCTTGCGGAGCGTGTATTTTGTTCGTTTATTTCTCATTTTCTTAGAGCCTCGATAATCTTCACGGCCTGACGCACATCGTCAGGGGTAGCATCCTTGGCGAGTTTGAAGAGCATCCGCATGTCTTCGCGGGTTCGGAGTTCTTCTAACAATTCGTTTAGTTCTTCTTCGCCTACGGCTTTCTCCGGCTCTTCATAGTCTGCAAATCGTATCCCAAGGACTTTTTCGGTTGCCTCAATTACCTCATATCCCGGCTTTGTTCCATTTCTATAATTGCCATACATATTCGGAGAAACACCGATTGCCTTGCAAAACGCACCTTTTTTTATTCCTTTTTGTTCACGAATTGGGTCTACGATCTCAATGTATCTTTGCCCTGTCACGGTAGTCACAACCTTTTTTCAAAATAAAATTTGAGAAAAATCCAAATAAATTGTGAAAAGGGGGTTGACATTCCAAACAGGCTGTGATAATATTCAAAGCGTAGTTTGAAGGAGGCAATGAGAATCACAGCCTACTTGGAAAAACAGTAGACGCAAGTGGTATTAGGATTGTTGGCGCTTTCATAATATCACAGCAAATTACAAATTGTCAACAAGTTTTTTCAAAGTGCGTTGTGATTTTCTTCCTCCTCGGAAAAATTGTGCTTTGAAAGGAAGAAAGCAAATGAGAGAACCTGATGGTTACCGCCAGATTCTTGAATCCCTCCTCTCCTCCACCCACGGAAAGCGCATCCTCTCCCAGAGCGATGTGGCAAGACTGCTGAACAAGAGCCGTGGGTGGGTGCGAGAGAGGCTTGGAGTCAAGAAAGACGGAATCTCTGTGGAGGCTTTGGCCTTGAAGTTAGCGAGGGACTTTGTATGAGCAGAGCGCAGAGGTTTAAGAAAGAGCATACGCTCTGCTGGGATTGCTCCAAAGCAACAGACGATGTTTGCCCGTGGGTGGATGCGGGTATGCCCGTCCCTGGATGGTGGGCTACCAAGTCCAAGATCAAAACGTGCGGAGTCTATTCGGACTCCTACAGAGTCATCAAATGCCCGTTGTTCGTGCGTGATGCGGACAAGGCGGGGCTGGTAAAAGTGCCGCTCAAGGGGGAGAGACACAATGGTAATAGCAATCATAGCAAGCATCGTCCTGTTGACGCTTGGAGTCGAGTGGCTGTCTCTCGCCGTCCTGTCGGTATGGACAATGGCAGCGGCTCTGTGGCTCATCGTGGAAGCGGGAAAGCACGGCGCTCTGTAGACAGAGACACGCTCGACCTCGCATTCGGAATCATAGAACGTGCCGTCCTCGATTGGAAAGCCCTCGACTACGGCAGACGCGCTGAGTGCGTGGTGGACGGCGAACTCGTCAACAGGACTGAGGCCGTGGAGTTCTTCTTCTCCGATTGGTTCTATAGCCTCTGCAATGTGACGCAGTTCACGCCGGAGCAGATTCGCGGATTCCTGCACATCCAGGATGACGCGCTTGAGATCATCAGAGAAGCGGAAGAGAGGAGGAAAGCTATAGATGCTGGTTTCTAAGAGCAAATACAACAACGACCTCGGCTACTATCGGCGGCTGTGCGATGCGTACCGCGATGCGCTGGACGAAGCGAACGCATCCAACGCCAAACTGGCCGAGGAACTGCGGAAGACAACCGTAGACCTTCTGGTTGCTCAGAGCGAGAACGACAAACTGAGCAAGCAAATCGACCTACTGAGGGGATGCCCCAATGCCAATTAAGGGCTTCGACACGCTGACCCCTGACGATAAGCGCGTGGTCATGGCATTTGCAGACGGACGCATGAATATGAAAGAGGCGGCGCGGAAAGAGCGCTACGCCTACACCACGGTGATGTACCATCTGACATCCGTCCGTGCGAAAACGGGGCTTGACCCCAGAAACTTCCATGACCTCGCGCAGCTCGTCCAGGCGATTAAAGACGAAAGGAAGGAATATGAGCAACAAGACGAATGAGGAACTCCGTGAGCATCTGAGGCTTGCCAACGCCGCGCTCAAGGTTGCCAACGCCAACGTGGAAGAGGCAAAGCGCCTGAGTTCGTGGGCGAACCAGAAACTCACCGAGAAAGAAGAAGAAATCCGGCATATGCGGATCGCTCTCCTCGCGGCGTATGAGCCTCCTCCCAATGCGGAGATTGAGGAAATCTGCAAGAAGTTGGAGTACCCATACGGCATGGTGTCCCCGACCACGGCGAATCAGGCGGCGTATCTGCTGCGGAGATTGTGGAGGTGCGTGAGCAACAATGGAAGATCTGAGGGATGACCCCATCATCGACTCCATTCTCCGCACGGGATACCCGCCCTGGATGCAAGGGTGGGAAGATGAAGACGAATGGGAGGACGAAGACCCAGATGTGTTTTATGGCAACTCTACGCAAGACTTCTAAAGAGCCTGTTCCCGACCGCTACAGACGGTACGAAATCGCAAAACAGCACATCCCGCGCAACATGAGCGCGAGAGAATATGAGGCAGAGGTCAAGCGCCTCGCCAGAAAATTCAAAATCTGAAAGGAGAATACATGGCAATCAAAAAACCCTCGGAGATGAACTTCTCCAACAAGCACCTTATTCTGATTCTCAGTGGACTCCCCGGCACTGGCAAATCCACGTTGGCGGCATCCGCGCCCAAGGCGCTCATGGCTGACCTTGACGATGGTCTTGCCAGAATGAAAGCGGAGCATCGCATTGACGCTTCGGTGAGCCTCACCTATGAGGAGTTCCTTGCCGACCTAAAGGCTGCGGAGGGCGAGTACGAAACCATCATCATCGACACCTGCGGGGCGTTGATTGATTTGATGAAAGAGTGGGCGATGCGTACCGACCCCAAGGCAAGCAAGGCCAATGGCGGCTTCTCGCTCCAGGGCTACGGCGTTATCAAGTCCGAGTTCATCCGTCTGTCTGCCGAACTCCGCAAGAAGTTCAACGTGGTATATGTGTTCCATGAGCAGATGACGAAGAACGGAGATGAGGGCGTGTTCTACGAACTGGTTGTCGAGGGTTCTGCCAGAACTCTGGTCTATCAGCCAGCAGACCTCGCTGGGCATCTGTTCATTGACCACGGCAAGAGGTACATCGGCTTCACACCGACCGAGCAGTACAGTGCCAAGAGCGCCTACGGCATCAAGGGAATCATCGAGATTCCCGAACTCAAGGACGGAGATCCCAACGACTTTCTGACCAAGCTGTTTGCCAAGGTCAGGAGCAACCTCGCAGCGGAGAGCGAAGCTACCGCCCCGCAGAAGGTCAAGTACATCGCCGCCATCGCAGAGGCAAAGAACATCTGCGAGTGCGTGAACTCTCCCGAAGATGTGCCGGATGCCGTCAAGGCGATCAGCGTCCTTGACCATGCGCTCACCTCGTCCAAGGAAGCCAAGGCCATGCTAAAGGCGAGGATGGACGAACTCGGCATCGTCTACGACAAGGCGAACAAGGTCTATGTCCTCAAGTCCTAAACTCCGAATAACGAAGTCTCTGCTCGACAGTTGGCTATACTCCTTCAAGCGCGATGATGGGTACGAAGACTTTCTTTGTACCCTTCGCCGCGAGAAGAAGCCACCGACTCAGGCGATGCTTGACGGCGTTCGATATGAGAACTGTCTGAACAGCGTCCTCAAGGGAGAGACGATCCCGCCAGACCATGAATGGGCAAAGCCGATTCTGGAGATGTCTGAGGCACTGAATGGGGCGCAACAGCAAGTCACGCTGTTCGCAGACACCGAAGTGGACGGTCAACCGATTCTGCTCCACGGAGTCCTCGACTATCTGCGTGAGGGACACATCTGGGACTGCAAGTTCAGCAAGCGTTACGAACTGAACAAGTATTTCTGGGAACACACAACGCAGACGGCAATGTACCTTGCGCTTGTTCCAGAGGCAGTAGACTTCACCTACATTATCAGCGATGGCAAGTATGTCTATCGAGAGCGCTATCCGCGAGACATCGTGCCGCCGATAGAACCTACTATCAAAAACTTTGTGCAGTACCTCAAGAAGCACAGTCTGTGGGATGTGTACTGCGAGAAATGGAGAGTGAGTAATGGGTAATTGGGATGATTACCAGCGTGAGGAACGCGAGTCCTCCGCAAAAGTAACAGGCAAGCTCCGCTGCGTCATCGTGGCGGCAGAGGAATCCGTGTCCAAGTCGAGTGGCAAGCCCATGATTATCGTGACCGTCCGTCCGTCCGGCACGAATTTCAAAGTCAAAAGCTACATCGTCAAGAACGAGAATTTCAACCGCAACATGACCTCGTTCTTTGATGCGTTCCCTGAGATCAGAGAGGGCGATTTTAACTTCCTGTCTTGGGTCGGTGCGGAGGGCGCTGCCAACTTTGGCGAGGACGAGAACGGCTACCTCAAGGTCAAGTGGTTCATGACCCCGACTCAGGCCGCAAGTCTGCCGCCGTTTGAGGGGGAGAAGCCTGAGAAGCAGAGCGTTACGACCCTGGATGACCCCGAAGACGATGACGGGGATCTCCCGTTCTAATGGTTAGGCACTGGACAGACAAAGAGCTTGCAGAAGAACTCAAGAAGTTGACCATCATAGAAGACTCCCGCGAACAGGATCGCCACGTTGCGGAGTGGTTCGCCAAGAACAAAGTTCCTTGTATTACTCGCAAACTTGACACTGGTGACTACTCCGCACAGTTGGGCGATATGTCGATGGAGCGGGAGATAGTGGTTGAGCGCAAGCGGAATCTGGATGAGATTTGCGGAAACTTTACCGTGGAGCGGGAACGCTTTGAGAGAGAGTTCATGAGAGCGAAAGCCTACGGTACGAAAGTGGTTCTCATCATCGAGAACGCATCCTGGTCGGACATCTTTCTCGGCAACTACCGCTCCAAGACTTCTCCCAAGTCTCTGCTCGGTTCGCTCCTGTCGTGGATGGTGAGGTTCAATATCACGGTCACATTCTGCAAGCCGGAGGAAACCGCACGGATCATGTGGGGAATCTTCTACTACTACGCAAAGGAGAAACTGTTGTATGGCTGAGATACTGGACAGCGGGGAACGCCGTGACTTTGGCGGCGCTGTCAGGGACATGAGCGAGGGCAAGGGCGATATGGTAGCCATGCCGTGGGAAGCTATCCTGCGGCTGTCACAGCACTATGAAGCCGGGGCGAAGAAATATAAACGATGGAACTATCGCGCTGGTCAGGGCATCCCTCTGTCGAGCTACATCGACTCGGCCTGTCGGCATCTTGCGAAGTACCAGTGCGGCTGTGATGATGAAGACCATCTCGCAGCGGCGGCATTCAATATCCTCGGCGCGATGCTGGTTGAGCAAGTTACTCCGCAGTGTATCGACCTTCCGCTCCGCATCGGGAAGCGGCGCTTTGAATACTTCAAGACAAACACTTTAGAGGAGGATAAGAAGCCAAATGACTGAGGTTGAATTTCTCAAGGGCAAACTTGCGGATACGCAGAAAGCCATTGAGCGCGAGGAACACAAGGAGCAGTTCAAGGAAGTGGCAACATTCTTCCATGATATGTTTCAGTCCTTCCTTGACGCTGGCTTCAACGAGGAACAGGCGTGGTTTCTCACTGACACGGCGTTTCAAACGAAGTTTAAGTAATGGGGCAAGGCGATAAAAAAGCCCCGTATGAGCCAAAATATGAGCCTGTGCGCGATGATGTGAACGGCAAGATGTTCTCTTCTGGGTGCGTCAGAAGATGCCCAGAACCGCACGTTATCAGGCGCTACGGCATCGGTGGCGTGGCGAACGTGAGTGTGTACACTTGCCGCAAGTGTCGTTATCACGAAGACATGAAATGGTTTGGAGGAGTGAGGTGCGCTTATGGATTGGACGAGTGCCTACCGCCCTGAGAGACGGGCAAGCATTGAGGACATCTCTCAGGCGATCCACGACTCCGTGACGATGGACGAGGCGGTGGCGGTATATGCGCCGTCCCCGCCTCCACGCCATCATCGCATCCCATGCCCCATCCACAACGGCAGAGACTACAACCTATCCTACACGCCGCACGGATTCAAGTGCTTCGTGTGCGGAGCGAGTGGAGATGTAATCGGCTTTGTTAAGGAAGTCTGTGAGCTTGCCACAAGGTCGGACGCTATGCGTAGAATAAATGCTGACTTCGATTTGAATCTTCCCATTGATGGCACTTTAAGTGCAATCCAAAGTGCAACTTTGGCACTTAAGAGGGAAGAAGCTAAGAAGCGGCAAGCAGAACTCAAGGCATGGGAAGACGAGTACAACGCTCTGATGGACGAATGGGTGAGCCTGGACAAGAAGACCAGAGAAGTAACAGACCCATTTGAACAGGCTGAGATCAGAGAGCGGATGAGAAAGCTTGAGTACGAACTCGACTCCATGCCGGAGAAACCAAAGGGGTGACAAAGCCATTGGCAAGCTAAGTTCAAATGATGTAAAGCGAAACCCCATCTTAATGCCAGACTCAAAGGGCAAGCTCCCGCAGACAATTGAGGCGTTCCGCTGCGTCCTGATGGACGATGCACGATTCAACAACATCAGGTTTAACGAACTGCGTGGGTGTGGCGAGATCCATGACGGAAAGAAAATCACGATTTGGTCGGACACGGATGACGCAGAAGCGATGTACTACCTTGAGTCCGTCTACGGTATGTACTCAAAAGAAAAGTACATGGCTGCGCTTCGGCTCTTATTCAAGGAACGTGAGTACAACCCCGTCAAGAATCTGATTGAGAGCATCAAATGGGACGGAAAAAAGCGATGCCCAGACTTTCTGCACAAGTGGGGCAAGTGCGACGACACGCCGTATGTCAAGGAGATTTCACGCCTGATATTTGCGGGTGGAATCCACCGCTTGTACTATCCAGGGTGCAAGTTTGATGAAGTCCCCATATTCATGGGGGTTCAAGGGTGCGGCAAGTCTACGCTGTCTCGGTGGCTTGCGATAGACGATGATTACCACGGCGAACTCAAGTTCATGGAAGGACAACAGGCGATAGAGGACTTGTCTGGCAAGTGGTTCATGGAGATTCCAGAAATGTCAGCGTTTACGAAAGCCAAAGACCAAGAGGCGGTCAAGGCGTTCATCTCTCGGCAGCGTGACCAGTACCGCAAGCCGTATGACCGAAACACAACAGAGATCCCAAGGCGGTGCGTGTTCGTTGCATCGTCCAATTCGTACAACGTACTTGTGGACAAGTCCGGCAATCGCCGCTGGCATCCTGTCGAGTTCCACGGAGATTATGAATACGGCTTCCACCTCTATGACATCGAAGACGAGGTGCGCGAGTATATCCGACAGTGTTGGGCAGAAGCTCTTCACTTCATGGACAAGCCATACATGAAGCCGTTTGTCAACAGTTCCTTGAGCCGTGAGATTACTGAGGCGCAGGACAACGCCATGCAAGACGATTGGCGTGTGGGTGCTATCCAAGCGTTCCTTGAGCGCAAGAGTCCAGGCGAGTTAACGTGCGTCCGTGAATTGTTTCGTCTGGCGCTCTATCCAGACGCGCAGAAAGAGCCGTCCTTCGCAGAGTCCAAAGACATCGGGCAAATAATGAATCGGCTCGATAATTGGGAGCGGTGCAAGAGCATGAGGTCTGTCGGTATGTACGGCAAGCAGAGATGCTGGCAGAAGAAGGGCGAACAGAAAACGGAAAAATCAGATGATGATTTTTGGGAGGAATGAAAAACGAGTAAGCAGTTAACTCTTATAAACATGACATTTGCGATTGCGGACACGCTGATTGCGGGTCTGTCCATCATCCTCTTCGGATGGGGCGCTTGGTTCTTCGGGCGGTGGTGGATTCTCCTGTTCACCGTCATCCCGCTCGTCAGTTTCATGTCGCACACTGTCATTGCGGACATCGTAGAGGATGGGGGTGAGGAAGATTCCTGACGGAGATGTTTTGAAGCAAATCGAAGCTATGCAGAACCCGCCGAAGCGGAAGCGTGGCAGACCGAAAGGGAGCAGAAACAAGCCTGGGGTGGACAAGGCAGCACACTCCCTCATCGACCCGAAGACTGGGATCGTGGTCAACAACAATGCAGCGCAGTCATTAACAATCGCGAAGATGGGTGACGAGCGTGTTACGGCTTTCGTCCAGTACCACATGGATATGCTCAAGATGCGTCAGGGCGTAGACAAGAAGAACGTGCCTGACCTCTACAATCGCTTCTATCTCTACCTCGCATACTGTGCGGAGCATGGCATCATTCCGAACAATATGAATGCGTATTTCGCAATCGGCATTGTGAGGCAAGACATCAGTGCGTGGAAAGCCGGGACGAGAACGCAAGAGCATAAGCAGTTTGCGGAAGACATTACTCAGTTCTTCGCATCCATCCATGAGCAAGCTGGCGGTGAAGGGATCGTGAACCCCATCCTGAGTATCTACTGGAGCAAAGCGCATGACGGCATGATAGAGGCGCAGAAGGTTGAGGTCGTGAACACCGACCCGCTCGGTGAGAAGCAGAGCAGTTCAGAAATCGCACAGAAGTATGCGGACATTCTGCCGGAGGACACATGAAGCATTTCGGAGATATAACGCAGTTGAGCGGATATGAACTGCCGATTGTGGATTGCATCATCGGTGGTTCACCCTGCCAGGATCTCAGCGTGGCGGGTAAACGCGAAGGCCTCCAAGGCGCAAGAAGCGGCTTATTTATGGAGCAAGTACGAATCGTAAAGGAGATGAGAGAGGAAGATGTGCGAACAACTGGAAGGTCAGGTTTCTTGGTTCGACCAAGATACCTCGTCTGGGAAAACGTGCCTGGATGCCAGTCATCTGGAACTCCAAAAGGAGCGGACTTCCAAGCCGTCCTCCAAGAAATCTGCAAAATCGTCTGCAAAGAAGCTCCCACTGTTCCTATCCCTAAAGACGGATGGCCTAAAGCCGGGTGCATCAGCGGAGTGGGTGACAGCGGCTGCACCTTTTCCATCGCTTGGAGACTTCACGATGCCCAGTACTGGGGAGTCCCCCAGAGAAGAAAACGTGTCGCGCTTGTCGCAGATTTTGGAGGACTCAGCGCCCCAGAAATACTCTTTGAGCGCCAAGGCTTGCGCTGGGATTCTGAACAGAGCGCAGAAGAGGGGCAAGGAACTGCCGCCGGAACTGAAAGAAGCCCTTTTGCGGCAATGCGGTAGCGGTTGATGTGTACAATCAGACGATTGACGGAGATGTCGCGTGTGCCATTACCGCAGCCGTTGGGGGGGGCAAACACAAGTGGAGCAAAAGTCATCGTGTACCCTCAAAATTAGGGGGGGGCTGT